CCAGGCCCTCAAAGGCCTCTGGTGGGGGCACGTAACCGTGATTGTCAGGAGAAATGACTTCACCGTCGAGAACGTAACCGCCTGCCGGGGCCTCGGGCTCTGGTTGTGGAGCTGGTTCTTCTGCTGCGGGTTCGCTAGCTGGTTCTTCTGCTGCGGGTTCGCTAGCTGGTTCTTCTGCTGCGGGTTCGCTAGCTGGTTCTTCTGCTGCGGGTTCGCTAGCTGGTTCCTCGGCGACGGGTTCGCTAGCTGGTTCCTCGGCGACGGGTTCGCCGCTGTCTTCCTCTGCGTAGGCGAGAGAGAGTGGACCCAGGGCAAGAAGGAAAGACAGGATCGCAATACCAATCAGCCGGGCACTCCAAAGAAAAGACGTCGTCAGTTTTGTATCCATAACCCGACCGTACACCTCGCCCCTGACGGTGTAAAGGGGGCGCGTTGACTCAGAAGAAACCTCCGCGTGCCCTCTACGTTGGCTCAGATAACGAACCCCCGAGGAAAGGTTTGACCCTTTCAGGGACTATGAACTATGTCGTGAGACATATATGAACGATGTCATGAACCAGGACACCTCCGGGCGTGCCAACGGGTGCGGGAATCAGGTAGCCCACCCCGCCTGGTAGGGCACCCTACCCGCTTCCCCCGTAAGCTCCCCTTCCGGAGGGGTGCTGTAGCTTCCTGTGTGTGCAATATGCGAGGGTTCGCCGTCTTCGGCCTAATCATCCCCACAACTGCTGCCCTAAAGCCCGGTAGAGGTACCCCCGGCATCAAAGAGGAGTGGGGTCAAACCTCACACAGCCCAGACCCAATACCCCTTAGCGCAGAGCTTTGCGCAGATTGTCATAACTTCAGCGGTTCCAGTCCTTGCCATGCTTTCGCTCCAAAAGCTCATCTAGTTTGGTTCGGGCTTTCACCTCCACCAGCCCCAGGCGCGACCTGTCCGAAGGTGTGAACCCCAATAGAGATAGGTTGCTCACTAGTTGCTTGTCTAGCGCTCTGAGCGCTGCTCTTAGGCGTGTGTTATCGGGCTGCTGATCCACGAGCTTTTTGAGCTCTTGCCTTTCGTCCAGAAGTTCCGCAGTCAGACCAACTAGGTAGCGGTCCACTCCTTTCCATATCCACCTGCCATTGTCGAACACGCTAGACCAGAACTCTCTACCTTTCGCCTCCAGCTCGCTGGGGGGTTCAGGAGCTCCCTCATCCTCCTGCAAGCGCTCTACTTCTGTGAGCCCTGTGGGTGCCATTCTGTCTTCTCTGAACGTGCCCCTTCTTTGCTTGACCTCTATGGGCAAGGGTGGTCTGCCGTTAGTGCTCATTCTTAGATCTCCTTAGTACTGGGAGGTGTGCAGTTTGGGTGATGACCGTACTCCTGGACTGCTGGATCTAGCGGGTAATCGCAGGAGGGGCAGGGTGGCCATTCGCTAGGCTTTTCCGCCGGTTCCTCCGGTCTCTCCGGTCTGGCCGGTTGTCCTGGTAGGCGTATGCCCAGCGCTTGCCAGACTTGGGCGAACTGGTTTTCGTTGTATCCCCTGACCTTGTCTGGTCTTTGGGAGGTAATACCGTAGGACTTTGAGAGCATTCCTCCCAGTCGCTGCACTGTTAGCTCCCTCCCATAGCTGCTCTCTTCACTCCACGCTTGCGGGTGCTGCTTCACTAGCCATTCCCTCACCTCTTCACTGGGTGAGAACCGTTGACTAGTTAGGTAGTACTCCGATAGGTGCTCTGCTAACAGCACAGAGGGTCTCTTACTTTGCACACCTGCCTCCTTACTTTGCTTCTGCTGTTCTAGGTCCGCTTCTATGAGCTCATCCGTCCGCTGTTCCCAGTCCGGTCCGGCCTGCGCTGCTAGACGCTTGAGAGGTAGCCACTTTTCGCGGTTGCGACTAATGCACCCTTCGGGAAGCGGGGGCCTGTGGGTTTGGACCTGCTCCCCTATGGCCTCCACTGCCTGCCGGATTGCTTCTCGCAGTAAATCTGCGTCCGGTTCTATTTCTTCCCAGTCACTGTCCTCTATGGCGTCAGAGAACGCGGGGAGCAGTCTCACTTCGATGCAGCGCGAGCGCGTATCGTCTGGGAGCTCTGGGGTGTTTCCAGCGATAGCCACCGGAGCGAAAGTGGGGAACTCTTTGGCAACCCAGTCGGAGCCCTGAGCTACCAGAGTGGGTCTAGTTCCCCCTCTTTTGTACCCAGTGTTTAGAATAGCTAGCCTCTCCGCAGTTCCAGGGTCCCTGGGGTTTAGTGTTCTGTCCACTTCGTCCAGGAGCAGGGTTCTAGGGCCCTTCTCCAGACAGCGCGCTAATAGAGCTGGGCTCACAGCCGAACCGATTTTCAGGGGGTGTCTGCAGAGCCGGTCAAAGTGGTCTAGCAGGGTAGTTTTTCCAGACTCCGGCACCGGACTATCTAGGAGCAGGCGTGGGGTCGTCCCCAGGTGCTCTATAGCCCAGGTGTGTGCCACCCACAGCGCTAGGAGGTAATAGCCTGTCTGATCCGGCAGGAATACAAACCTGCGGAACCAATCTGCAAGCGCTTGCAAAACTCTCGCTAACTCTTCGGCCTTTTCCGAACCGGTAGAACCGGAGAGACCGGAGGAACCGGAGGGCACAGCCACAAGGTGGGGGGTTGCGCTTGCCGTTAGACCATGTTTTTCCCTCCAGTACTGGGGATCTGTTCGCTGTAGTGCTTTCATGGCTTCCACCCTTCTTTAATGAGGGTGAGCGCCGCGTCCACCCACGCGAGAATCGTGCTCTTACCTGCCCCAGCAAAACCAGCCAGGAGAGTCAGAGTCCTCTCGGCGTTCATGCGCCAACCCCCCAAGCTTCGAGGTAAAGCCACAGGGTCTCCAGAGAGCGATCTCTGCGCTCAAGCTCGCCCCGCAGCTCGCACAGCGCTGCGAAACTCTTATCGTTCGCTACCCCATGAGGTGTGGTCGTGGTGGCATCTATGAGATACCAGAGGGCATTCTTGGTCTGAATCTCACGCTCGAGTTCCCGCGCTTGCCATCCATCCGCAACCGCTAGCCCCCACCAGTCTTGGAATACCAGAGGCACAGCATGGATAGGCCACTGGCCCACCGTTACCCGCTCGAGTAATTCCTGACTGAGAGAAGAGCAGCGCTTGCAGACCCCTAGAGGCCCTGGCGTGACCACTGGCCCGCCTGCCCGTTCTCGTAGGGCGTGAGCAGCAGCTGAAGGTCTGTTTCGCGTATACGAATCATCCTCGGACCGAATCGGGTCGCTGTGAGCTGTCCTGTGTGGATCCAGTTTCTAATGGTGTTTTGGTGGCAACCGTATTTCGCTGCCAGGCTTGACACTGTCCCCCACTCTTCCCCCCGCGTTTCAGGTGTGGGAGTCGTGTGTGAGCGGGTGAACCCCGCTCGTGTTGTATCGTTATTCATGAACGTCCTTACTTTGTTTGTGTGAAGATTTTCACGAGGCCCCCCGGTACCAGCCAGGGGGCCTCAATCTTTATTAACTTGTTATCTTTCTATATTGCTATTGTAACTCAAGTGCGGTAATGGGCTTTAATAGTTGTTAAACCTGTGGATAACTACATCACTGTCATTCACAATGGTGACCGACTCCTAGTGCCTGGCCACGCGCTGAGGCCAACGCATCGGCAAGCGCAAGGGCTTTTCACGGAGCGCACTGCCTTAGGGCATTCACGGAGCGATAGCCCCGAGGGCTGTGGATAGATGTCCCTTTTGGGGATAACCGGGTAATTTTCTAAAGGCGCTCAGTGAGCTCGAAGTCTCGACCCACGGCCACCTGATACCTCATGGCTGCCGAAGTGCTGGAGTGTCCCCCGCGTTCCATAATCTCCCGCTGGGTCGCTCCCGTCATGGCGTAGCGAGTGAGGTGATAATGCCGGAAGGCGTAAGGCGAGCCCTGATAGCCTGCGATTTCTTTTGGTCTCTTAAATCTTTGATTGAGTCTTGTCTGAGCCCAAGGCACGAGCCCCTCGCGGTCTCTGGAAAAGACAAGCGAATCGGGGCTCGAGGGCACAGTCGCTAGATGCTTGAGCAGGTAAGGAACAGCTGGAGCAGGCACAGAGAGAGATCTCTTGCCCTCCTCGCTCTTAGGGTCTTTTCGCACGATAGTGCCACCCTTGAGCCATGAGAGCACCTCGGAGATGTTGACAACCCACCGAGTCGAATCCCCTCGCTCAATCGAGCTAATGTCTTTACGCCTCAAGCCGAGCACCTCCTGGGGCCTGAGCCCGCAGTAGGCAGTGAGAGCCAGGACCGCCCTCAAGTCATCCGCCTCAGCTGTTTCGAGAATGATGGCCACCTCGGTCTCGGTGGGAACTATGACCTGCCGGGGTGTGTACCTAGTGCCATTCTTGATTCTGCAAGGACTCTCCTGGATTAGCTTCCTATTCTCAGCCCAGTCGAGCAAGCTTTTCAGATATTTATAGGCCGCATTTCTCGTGCGAGCTTTGCCGAATTCTGCCCGGTTCCACCATTCCTGGACATCCTCGGAATGAATCTGCCTAGCGGGCTTTTCTGCGAATTCCGCGAGCGGGTGATCTATGAGCCGCCGATAGGCCTCCACAGTCTTAGGAGCTAGTTGCTTGCCCGCGTTGTTCACGCTCCCTTTGATCCATTCCTCAGAGAGATCTCTAACGGTGAGCGTTTTCGGGTTTGGCCCCTGGTCGCTTGTCCTACGCGGGGGCCTCCAGGTCTCTCTCTCGTTATCTATCTGAGCCGTTATCTTGGCAAGCGCTCTCTCTGCATCCGTTTTGCGCCTGAAGGTCCCCCCTGAATATCTCTTGCCATCAGGGCCGGTGTAGCGCACCTGGTAGCGCCCCGAGGGCTCAATCTTCCTAATGCCCTTAGGTAGCTTCACTGTCTCGCTCATGAGGCCCCCTCTTCCATGCCCAATCCATGCCCAAAATAGGTGTCTTTCCCTGTGTTCTAATGGTATCCCTTGGGACTGACATAAGCCGGACATTCCCGCCAATACTCGGGAGTTTCGGGTAATTTACTGGCGCCCTCGGCAGGAATCGAACCTGCGGCCAAAAGATTAGAAGCCTTATGGCTAGTGGGTACACATCCCATATAAAACAACGATATTTTTTAGATACTTTTCCCGCATGCCCAATTCATGCCCAATTCCGGGTATCTTCCCCAGGTCCTCGGAGTGGGATTATCGGAGCCATCTTGGCCACTTATCCACAGATCCCCCAGTACCTCGCCACAGCCCTCCAGAGCCCACTACCGTCCAAGTATGGACTCACTCTCTAGCGCTGCGAACCCTAACTGCCCCAAGTGCCTCACGCGCTGCCATATCTCCCGTGGTGCCTTTTACTGTGATGACTGCGGGGAGCTGGTAGACCACCCCTCCTGGTAGCACACCCACCCCCTCGCCCACCTCCCGCACGTTCGGAGGGGGGCTGTGGCTCCCTGTGTGAGCAAAATGCGAGGGTTTGGCCCAGAAGCTTTCCCAATCGGTGGAGAGTGTGATACCCGGTTAGGCCACTCAGAACTCGGCGCAGAAGTGGCCGGTATTTTGAGCGCTTCCCTGCTGAGCTAGAACTGCGATAGGTCGATACCTTCTTCGGAAACTTGTTTCAGGAAGTCGGCGATTGAAATCTTGGGGGTTCCCCATTGGTTCGCCCTTTGTCAGAGGTAACGAAGTAGAATAAACAATCAAATAATTGTCCGATCAGCTGAAAGTTATCAAGGTAGAAAATTGCTTGAGCCCACTGTCGAAATCGTCAAAAATACCCTCCCAATCGATTACGAAGACCTGGTTCTAAGCAAAATCTTTCAAGGAGATTGTCTCGAAGTGTTGAGACTAATGCCTGCAAACTCTGTGGATCTCATTGTGACCTCTCCGCCCTATGCTGATCAGCGAACTAGCACCTATGGGGGGATTCGTCCTGATAACTACGTTGAATGGTTTATTCCAATCGCAGCTGAGCTTCTGCGGGTTTTGAAGCCAGATGGAACATTCATTTTGAACATCAAAGAAAAAACAGTAGATGGTGAGCGACACACTTACGTCATAGACCTGATTCTCGCCATGCGTGCATTGGGTTGGAGGTGGACTGAAGAGTTCGTGTGGAACAAAAAGAACAGCTTTCCTGGGAAGTGGCCAAATCGATTCCGTGATGGATGGGAAAGGTTGTTGCAGTTCAACAAAGAGAAGAAGTTCAACATGCACCAAGATGCGGTGCGAGTTCCTATTGGGGATTGGGCAAAGTCAAGGCTCAACAATCTCAGCGAAACAGATATGAGACGAGATGACTCCAAAGTAGGAAGTGGCTTTGGAAAGAATGTCTCAAGCTGGATTGGCAGGGAAACCGTCTACCCAAATAATGTTCTGACATTAGCCACCGAAAGCTCTAATAAGAGGCACAGTGCCGTTTATCCCGTTGGGCTTCCTACTTGGTTCATTCAGCTCTTCACTGAGCCTGGAGATGTTGTACTTGATCCATTCCTCGGTTCGGGAACGACATCTGTTGCGGCAATGCGATTGAACCGACAGTCTTATGGGATAGAGATACTTCCAGAATACGTTGAGTTAGCAAAAGAGCGTATCCAAGCCGAAGCGGGGTAAGTCAGGGATGTCGATTGACTATGAAGAGCTCGCCACTTACATCGAGGAGTATTTGGTTAGCCCCTTCTATTCAAAGCGATCAGAAGCACTTACAAATCTCGGCCTTGAAAAGATTTTGAAAAGGAAAAATCCTTACTTATTCAGAGCAAAGAACATTCAATCTGCGGGTGAAATGGCAGCTCAGATACTGTCAGCACATCTCTCATCTCAGGAAGAAACAATCTTCGGAAACCTGATGGAAGAGTTGGCAATTCATATTTGCGGTGGGGTATTTGGTGGATTCAAACCAGCTGAGAAAATTTGGCGGAGCATCGATCTAATTTTCGACAAAGATGACACTAGATACTTGGTCGGTATCAAGAGTGGGCCTAATTGGGGAAATTCCGATCAAATAGCTGCGATGAAGAGAAACTTCAAATTAGCAAGACAGCTCTCGCGGGAAGAGGGTTGGAACGGACAAATTGTCTGTGTCAATGGGGTTATGTATGGCACCGACAACGTACCTCTCAAGGAAGATTCCGGTGACCCAGAACAAAACTACTCCAAGCTATGCGGACAAGATTTTTGGTCACTTGTTTCTGCCGATGATGAACTTTACACGAGAATAATCACCCCACTCGGCGAGAAAGCGAAAGAAAGAGATGAAGCTTTTCAGTCTCTTTGTGTAAAAGCCGAGAATCGACTCACCAAGGAAATACTCGACCGTTTTTATGAGGACGATGAAATCCAGTGGACAGCAATGGTCGAATACGTTTCAAAAGCAAAACGAAAATAGCTTCCACCACACTTTCTTTTTCATTCGATAGTCCGATGAAGTCAGAGAATATCTTCGCTCTCTAGAGGTTTTCCCTAAACGATTTCACACCTACGACACCGTCCAAATCGTTGACGGGACTACCGAGAAGCGAAAGAACTCGTTGAGAAAATACAAAAACTAATCAGCGAAGCCAAGACAGGAAGGATCTCTCCCCAAGGGCGAGATGGTGATCTGGCCTCTTCCCTAGTCAAACTTTCCGAGATGCTAGAAGCTGGCCACCTGACCAAAGAGGAGTTCGCCCTGGCAAAAGGCAAACTCCTCGGTGCGCCCTAAGGCCGAGAGGTCTGCTGCAGTTTCTCATGCGAGCAGCGCTCCAGTCTTTGCCACGCTGAACACCAACGGAACCCCTACGCCCCCTGGCATCAAACCGGGGTGGGTTCATTCCTCATAGCGCCTAGTATCGACACCCTCTAGCCCAGAGCTTTGCGCAGATTGTCATAACTTCAGCGGTTCCAGTCCTTGCCATGCTTTCGCTCCAAAAGCTCATCTAGTTTGGTTCGGGCTTTCACCTCGACCAGCCCAAGCCTTGCCCTGTCCGAGGGTGTGAATCCAAGGTGGGCGAGGTTGCTCACTAGTTGCCTGTCTAACTGCCTGAGCCCTGCTCTGAGCCGAGTATTCTCTGGCTGGTCTTGGACTAGATCCCTGAGCTCTTCACGCTCATCCAGGAGCTCTGCAGTGTGCTGGAGAAGCGTGCCATCCACATCACCCCAAAGCCAATTACCTCCCTGGAATGCCTTTGCCCAGAATTCTCTCCCTCGCGGCCCGAGGTGCTCTGGAGGCGCAGGAATATCCTCCCCAATTGGCAAGCGCGGGACCTCCTCTAGTCCGGTGCCTGGTAATCGGTTCTGCCTGAGTGTCCCTCTTTTTCTTTTTTCCTCTAATGGAATGGGGTGTCTTCCCATGATCATTTCTCCTTGTCTGGGTTTGGGTTGCAAGTGGGGTGGTGTCCGTCTCTTTCGTTCACTGGGTGCATTGGCCACCCGCAGACCGAGCACCATAGGCCGGTGATTGGCCAAGCGCCGGGGTAAATTGGATCTCTGTCTCTGATCCTTTTCATGAGGCCACCTCGGCCTCGCACTGGGCGCAGTGGCTTGAAGGACTGGGAAGCAGCCGAAGAGAAGCTCCGCATCTATGGTGAGCTCCGAGGCATTGTTCACCTCGGGGATCTTTACCCTGAACTACTTCCCGGAAAGCGATGCCATCCAAGCCTTTATTCAAGGCATGTGCGAAATATTGTGGTCAACCCGCCACCGTCCGAATTGTTGTTATATTCGAACACCAAGGAGGTTTTTATCGCCACCTCTAGGCGTTACCTAGCTTCGAGGGTCACCAAATCCTAGGAGTCGGCTGAGGAAGTCCACAACAGCCCGGGTTGTCTCTCGAACAGCACCCACAAAGACGTTTGAGGAGTCAACGACCTCAGTAGAGGACTCCTCCCCTGTTTCCTCATCAACCGTTATATCCGTGGTGGCGAATCCTTCCTCCA